GCAACCACAACATCAGTAACTCCAATTGCCGGACCATGCAATATAAGTTGTTCTCCTGAGATCAAATAATCATCACCGTAAAAGATGCGGTTACCATTTTTTGTGACCCACATTCTAGTTGGATCTGTTATGACTCTACCCAATTGGAAATCATTGACAATGATTTGTACTCCTTGTGTGTAGTCAAAACTACCTGGATCATAGGTCACAGTTCCTAGGTCAAAATCAGTGCTATCATAGGGTTCGTTTACTGTTACTCCTACGGTTATAGGACCTTGCCATAACAATGTCACAATACTTTGCTGTGACGTATCATTCCAACTGGTAACAGAAACAATATCACCGTATTGAGGATAGAATCCACCGTCTGTACGGAATATGACAAAATAATGACCTATAGTGCTATCATCATATACAACTTCATAATCAGCTTTGAGTGTAACACAGATCAACACTTCTGATCCAACACTAGGGGCGACGGTAAAATCTACATATCTGGTGCCATCGTCGGTGTACGGTTCTAAAGTGTAGTTTATTCCCAATAGCTGCAATTGATCATTTACATAAACCAACACATCGTTGTTGGTCACTAATTCCAAACTATAGCCGCCGCGGGTGGGCAAAGCATATCCTGAACTACCGTCAGCAATGTAAAATGCACCCTCGGGTGGTCTTGCACGTATGCCATTTACTTCTACCACTAAATTAGGAATATTAGTACCTGTCATAGCATTATCAAGCATGTAATCTAATTGCCCAGTGCTTACAAAATACTGTGTCTGTGGAGTTGACCAAGAATACAACTGTGATCCATCTGTTGCACCAATGGCCGTGACATTTATTTCATCAGTTGATGTGTACGTATTACCAAACAAGATGTTTGTGGTATTGTTAGTACCACTTGTGTATGTGTAATTGTGTATCAGTGTCCCGTTGACAAAGATTGCCATTTCAAAAATTTCAACTTCTGCTACAGGAATGTTTAATTGGTTACCAACATCTGCACCATTATAACTGTTATTGTATAACTGATTGCCGCCGCCAATACCAAACACGCTGATTACTAACACGTCGCCATTAGCTGCTGGTGGTGCACTGACACTAGGTACAATGGTCACAACATTGGTTACCCAATCCACGGTGTATGCTATGCCTTGAGCAAGATCACGCCGTTGTGTTTGATTGGTTACCAGTACTTGAACTGGATTAGTAACAATGTCATTGAAACTGTAACTGTATGCCGTGGTACTATCATACACCCATTTTATAATTTTCCACGCAAATCCATGTCCGTCGCCGGCCCAATCAGCGCCTGGACGGGTATATACTCGGAAATCCATGGTATCAAATTCTGATCCAGGCACTAATTCTTCTGGAGCATGGCTTTAATATGGACCAACAAACTCACCACCCACAACATTGATATCTGTGGGGCGAACTCCCAGATACACATCTAAGAATCTGCTTTCGTAAATGGTATCCAAAATTGCTGGATCATAAGTGGGACGGCCTTCTGGACCATAAGCAATGTTATCCCAAGGATTTACATCCCAGTTGCCTACATCCCATCCAGTATTCTGACTAAATGTAGGAGCACTAACTTGTACACCTGGGTAAGTTATGCCATCAATCAATAATCCTAGATCTAATCCTGGCTCATTTACCGTAGGCACATACAAGCCCATGGTACGATCAACACCACTTAGCGTGGCAGCATTGACTAAATTCCATTGTAGTGGATCAAATGTAGCAGATTCTACTCCGGTAGAATCTGAACTGTCAGCCTCCCAAACTCTATTGTCATACCGAACTTGTGTACCATTATCATAATTTACATTTGGTTCCCAATCAACAATGGTGGATACATATTGGTATCTATCATATTTCATTGTGATATCAAAACTACGTACCAAGTTATAGTATTGTGTATCTCCATAAGTTGGCAAAGTTGGATTTTGGTTTTGACCTACACCTGGTCCAGCCATTACCGCTACCAGTTGGCCGCCTGTGCCATTTCCACCATCCAATGTAATCACAGCAGTTGTTGTATAACCCACACCTGGATTGATCACTGTGACACCAGTGAGTTTGCCAAGACTGTTTATATTCACTGTGAGTTCAGCCGGAGTGACACAATCACCAGTTATTATAGCCACCGGCGGAACTGTGTATCCCGAGCCTGCGTCGGCAACTACTGCACCTACCACAGCAAGAGTATAGTTTTGATACCAGAAATTCCATGGTTGAGTTTGCCATATCAAACTGTCAGCAGCAGCATCACTGATGTCACTAGCTGTACCAGTTCCTGTTGCTGTGCTTACAGTGTAAGGAGTCAACACAGGGCTCACAAATTGATTTGGAATTACATCTGTGTCATAATATGCCGGAACGTCAAAGTCTGTGATTGACCCCTGATAATCATCCAATCCATTGTAAATCAAATTGAATTCGCGTATTTGAACATGATAAGGTTTGACTTCTTTGATGTAATCTACTACAAAATCTTGATTGTCCTGGCGGTAAGTTTGGAATGCTAACAATTCGCGTATGGTGTGATCTACGTCAATCAATGATGTTTTAGTCAGCCACTCGGGTGCTTCGAACTCACTCAATGCAAAGTTAAACATCAGCATCAACGCACGGTTACGTTCTATCAATAACTCATCAACCAACAATTCTTGATTGATGGCCTGAATAATTTTGCGAGTTTCAATCACTGGCTCTTGATCAAAGTATTGTGAATCAAAGACTTGTGCATCCCATCCATATCCTGCTGATTGATAATCCCACAAATCTGATGAAAGTTCTATAGTACCATTTTGTAGGCCCACACGTTCCCAAGTGTTGGTAGCTGCACGTAGATATATTTCCCACTTGCCTTGAGAATTAGTGGTCACACGCACACTAGATCCTACAGGTGCTTGAAATACACTCAGCGTGCTAAGATCACTGTAAACTGAAACTGTGGTAATAACTTGTTTGCTAGAATTATATCCGGGCAAATACCAATTGATATACGACCAATATCTACGAGTGTCATAGTTTTGAACTCGAACTAATTCTAATGTCACAAATGTTTTGGGTGCGGTTACTTGATAGATAGTCCAAAGACCATTTTCACCCGAATCGCTGGCCACAAGATATCTGTATCCCACTGGTACAAACGCAAAATTCTGATAGCTAAGTTCTTCAAGATCAGCTACTCTTTTATCCCAAGCACCTGTGCCTTCTGTGGGCTCAGGTTCTCTGCTGTTTAACAATACAAAACTGCGAATTTCGCTGATAGGTAACTGTGCTAGAACATCATTGACTCTTCCAAAATAATTCTTCAACGCCAAGAATCGATCAGCAAACATGCTTTGGCGTGGAGTGAACAACACTCCATAGCGATTGGCCAAGCTAAGATTTATGTCAGGTACCTGAGCACCTGTAGAATTCACTCCGCACAAACTGTCTTGAAATTTGAGATACAACGTGTCAGGAAGGAATCCATCAGCACGATTTTGAGGGATCAAACTGTACTGTACGTGAACATTATTGTCAGTCAATTGCTGGTCAAATTCAATGCTGAGTATGGTGTCCTGAGCTGAAATATAATTTGCAGCATTGTAGATGCCAGTTGCGCTGGCACTTAAAAATGCCACGTAGGTAATACCCGATGCGCGAGGATCAGCAATGTATCTTGCAATGCCAAGAGCACTTAAAGTTTTACCAGCTTGTGTATCTATAGTAGCAAGATTAAGTACCCAGAAATAATAAGTTGTAGTTATAATTCCATTTGAATTTACTCCAGACACCACACTGTAACTTGAGGCGCTTCTGGGTATACCCGGACCAGAATAACTAGCTGGAGGAACGGTACTGCTGACCCACTGGTACACATCAATATTTGATCCAGGGAATATCTGCCCCCAACGACGTGCTGCATAAGTGATATTGTCTTGATTGGGATCAATGAATCTGACTCTACTGGTATTCCACCAAATCTCACCTAGATGTCCTACTGCCCAAGTTTGCCCATAATTGTTTATGTTGCCTACGTTGTATGCAGCAGGATCCACAGAACTGGTATAATTGATGTTTTCAGCTGCTGCTCCTAATATTTTTCCTTGCAATGGATCAATAAAATCAAAGTATTGTGTTTTGGCTCCAGTGATGGCGCTGTAACTGTAAACAGAATTTATTAAATTAACGTTGACCACTGGTACTTGCTCACGTATCACTGTCCATGCTGGAGTGAGTGTGAGATTATTAAACACGGCCACACGACCATAGTTTAATTCACTCAACGTACTATCATCTACATCACTACCTGGACTTCCTACTAACAATACACCATTGGTATAATTTACAGAAGTACCAAATTGATCCAGTTCTCTCACACGCTGATCATATATTTGTTGACCAAATACAAACTTTCCTGGACTGCTAACCGAATCTGATGCGCTACGCAGATAATCATAAGTGTACACCACACCAGTTTGATACAGTGGACCATTAAATGTTGTGGTGCGGCCATCAAAATATGTGTCGCCTTTATCAAACGTATTTGGACGATAAAGATTGCCTCGAGGCACACCCACAGTCAATGTAGTAGCTGATGTATCAATGTTTAGAGCTGATCCAAATTTAGCATCTATTGAAGGAGCAGGACTAGTTATAGTCTGTGTGTAAACATAAGTGTTAAATCCCAGACTTTGGAACACAATTCCAATCAACCCAGGCAACACGGTTAGTCGATTGCCTTCTTCAGCGGCTAGAATATTTTTTACGCTAATGGTTAACAATCCGTAATTGCTTGTGCCAGCTATGCCAGCTGTGGCTACTACATTATCTATACCTGACGCATTGATATCTTGTGCCAGCACCGCTGGCCAACTGCTGAGCTGCCAATATGTGGTATCTGTGAGCGCTGTGCCCACAGGCACCGCACGGATAGCTATGTATAATATTTGTGCATATTCTACAATTTGATCTTTGTCATAACTGCTACCGCTGTTCCAATAATCAGGTGTGCCGACGGCAACTTCTTGATTGTTGATTCGAATAGTTTGACCTGGCACCAATGGTACACCCGTATTAGTGCTGGTAGTGACGCCGTACAGTCTACTTTGATTTACATTACGTTGAACTGATCCTGCTTGTTGTAATACAGAACTGTCTTGTGGTGCAGCGACATATAAGCTGCAACTGTATCTGCAAATATCTACTGCTGATCCAAAACTTGCGTTTTTATTTGGAACATTGGCTGAAATGATTTGCAACAAATTAAATGTATTTGTTTGTATTTGTAACACATCGCCCACAGCTAACGGAACGTCAACAGTGACTGTATCTACATCAACAGTGAATGTTCCATTAATATTTTCTGCGGCGTTGGTTAAAAATGTATTATTTAATGACACGAAAGTTGGCGATACTAATACTCCACCATCTACTGTGTAAGATGTTTGTGTAGGATTTGTAATTACAAAATTTTGTACTGATCGATCATATACATAAACTGTACCTGATTCTGTTATGCCATTTGACGAATCGGCGTTAGCACCAATGCTGACTTGTTGTCCGTCCACAGTACAGGACAAACTGGCACCAAATCTTGCATTATTGGCCAATCTAGCTGTGATAGCAGTAGATGCAGTGCTTTGTCCTGGAGTCACTAGATAAGTTCCAGTGCCACCGGTACCACTTACTAGTTCAGTGATACGTGTGCCTTGTGCCACACCATTGCCACTGAGTATCATACCAACTGACAGAGCAGATGCACCAATAGGAACACTGGTCACAGTCATTGTGCTGCCTGAAATTTCAGCTGTGAATTCTGTGGTAAATTCTAAAGTATCAACAAAAGTATAGTAGCTACTAGTATTGACAATGATAGATGATCCATTACTTGGTGCAGTAAAGAATATTAAATCTCTTCCAGAGCTGCTGTAGTCAGCATTGAATTCATAGTCAATGTTTGGTCGTTGTATTACTCCATCCAGTATCACAATGAAACTGTAAATGTTGGTTGCGGTATACAAATATTCGTCCAACGAGAACAATCCAGTAGATCCATCACCAGTGTAGGTGGTTGAAGTTCTGCGACTAATTTGTAATACTAAATCTTTAGGAGGGGGTGTGTTGAGAACAACGTTGGTAGCAGTTTGTATATAATCAACCCCATCAGTTAGTAGTTGATTGTTTAATACTACTGAGAGCTGGCCGGGATATGCACTATCAACCATAATATGATTATCATAGTTGTAGGTAGTTGTGTCGCCATCTGTGATGTATTTTACTGATTGTGTTGGAATTTCTACAAGACCGTATGCATACACTTTGTTGATGCCCGGGGCGCTCACGTACATCCAATGCTCGTCAGAGCTTACAACTACACTATAACCAAACTCTGCTGGATACACTAAATCTTTAGGTTCTGGAACAGTAAGCAATGATGTAATTGAAAAATCAGCAACACCCGGTTGTAGGTATACAATTGCTGCGTAGCCTCGACTGGTATAACTTTCAGGTGCTCCTATTACTTGCCAAGTTTGATTGCCTATACTGAGAGATTGCCCAAATCCAATAGTGTCTGTTGCTGACAATTCAATTATTGAATTTTCTAATAGTGGTACTGTTGATGTTCTTACGTAGGTGTATATTGCACCACTTCCTGAATTGTATCCAGGACTACCTACTATGGCATAGGTGTTGTTTTTGCTTTGTGCTACACTTTGCCCAAACAAACTGCCCGACACTGGATTTTTAGCAGTGAGTTCATTCTTAGAAGTGAATACATCTTGTTTTTCTAATACTTCCCACAGATCTAGGCCATTGTTATCTACCCATACTTTGTTACCTGGAATAAAGCTATTAGCGTAAGGTAAATTAAGTACATCGCTGGCTTGGCTCACACGTTGAGTTTGTAATACAAACCCTATGCCGTTGCCTGTTGCATTGATTTGATTCTGATTGGCAAAACTAAACACAGCCACAAATTGATTGATGCTAGGCACACGTAATATTTTGTAAGCACCATCTACTAGATCAGAGAAAAATCTAATTATAAATGTAAGATCCGCAGTAGTAGCATTGACTGTGGTAATACCATGTGGTTCTGTAAATGTAAACACACTGGTGCCATCAAGATTAGTAGTCACTGAACTTAAATATCCTGGCAGTTTGCTGGTTCTGTAAATTCCCCAATCGTACTCATTGATCTTAGCTGCCCAAATTGTGGAGGCCAAATTGATATCGGTGAGATTTGCATTCAAGTTTACCGGAACGGAAAGATCAAACACAGTAATATCAACGTCATCAAAGTTTACGTATCCGGCACTGGGCAATGCGGCGGTGCCCACTGGTACAATTTCGGTGGTCAGTATGTTTGGAGAAGTTATTTTGTAACTGCTCTTCCACAAGTTGTTTACCAATACTGTTTGATTAGCTTCGCTGCTTTCACCAGGTAACACTACTTGTATAGTGCTGGGATTAAAATTCAACAAAGCAGCATTGAGTTGTAATTCATAAAAACTACGATTGGCATTGGCGCCATAGATGCCGCGCTGGATTGCCCAATTTTCATAAATCTGGTATTGTGTTGGTCCACGACCAAGATCGGCAAAAGAAAAGACATCTGCTGCACGTAAAGAGCCTTTGGTTCCTAAGAACTGTTGATACAATTGTACCTGGCTGGTACTATCCAATTCTAAGTTTACCATGTACTGTCTGGGTTTCCATCCAATCAATGCATAGGCAAATAAATCTTGATTGAGTTCAAGATTAGCAGTGTACACGTTATAACTGTTGGCCAGCTGATCACTCTTGTTAGCAGCGTTGGGCAATAGACCTTGCTGTATTAAAGTGTAGTCAGACACTGTCCAATTTGTAATGTCAAAGTTTTTAGAAGGTTGTACAATGTCCAATGCACTGTAGTAGGTGTTTTTCCATTCAACAATTTCACCACGGGCATATTTCTTTAACGGATTCCAAGGTTTAATATTGTTTTGATTTAGTATAAATCCAGGCGCATTGAGTTGACCGTTCCATTGGGTAGTATTCCATCCTGTTAATCTCACACGACTTTGTCTTGCTCCAGTTACAGGATTGTAAATTAAATCGCCAAAGATACTAACATTATCCAACACAATCATATTTTCATAATTGGTAAACTTGATGTTGAGGAAGTTGATAGTTTCAGAGCTCAAACTAGTAACGCTAAACATGTTATCCAGTCGTTCAATCACAAGATCTCTAGCATTGAACTGCCTGCCGTCGGCATTGAGAACCATGTTCTCCACGGTTTGTGCTGCAATGCTGTCTACTATAGCACCTGGTCTTTCTACGATAAACTTGCTGGCTCCTGGATTGAGATTGATAATTGAGCCAGTTTCCCATCCTTGATTGCTCCAGTACAAGAACTCATTGACCATTTGATTCCAATCCAACACATATCCATTTTCTATTGTGTTGAATACTAAGCCTTGATTCTGCAACAATTTACCATAGCTCAACAAGAAGTCAGCTATCAATGTGCGGTTGGTAAACACGTAACCATACGGTATTTGCACTATATCATTGGTATAATTCACCGGTACACGGATTGTACTGCCGCCCGAACTAATAGTAGCAAGATTTCCAGTTATGCGGCTTTGTAAAATATTAAAATATGGTTGCGACATGTTATAGCCATACACTGCCCACCCAGCACCGGTGCTTTGCACAATCACGCTGGAATATGTAAGTTGGTCAAACGGCACATTTTTGTAGAACAACAAATTATAACTGTCGTCGGGCAACAATAAACTAGAATTTGAACTGTTAGGACTAGATTTTTCAGTGTAAATTTGTAATAAATTTTTGCCTGTAAACGATGCCATTCTATAGCACAATCTTACATCAAGATTTTTAAGATCAGTAGTGAGTGCGTCAGTGGAGTTGATTCCAGTTTGGCGATTGAAGTCCACAATCCAATCAATGTAACTGGCTTTACTGATTCCGTTACCGTAGACTTCTACACCATTGGCATCCAATCTATAACGTTGATTGTATAGATATTGGTTGTAATCTGTGTCAAATTTATAAAGATCTCTGTCGGCAAACAATGAGAAAAATTCAGCTGGGCGAGTCAACGCCAGTAATCGCATAATAGCAAACGGATATGCACTTGAAGTGCGCCATGCATTTTCTACAGGACCGTCATCACCAGCTACCCAACTGCGCTGGAAATCATTGCTGTTGAAATTACCAACTATAGTTTGCATAGGACTCAATAATGCACCTTCGCTACCAGCTGGTATTACTTGCAACAATTCAGGACGAACATATTCTGGTCGTACATAAGGAGCAATAGGATCTCGTACTAAACCTGCTGCTAGATCTCCCCACAGTACCAAGTTACCCGAAGTGTATGGTGGTGGACCATATTCGTTCATCCACCATACAGGCATTTCACTGAATCCTAACATTTCCCAAGGTCTGGTTGTGGGGTAAATGGTGTCGTAAAAATAATTATAGAGGCCGCGCCAGGCACCAACCGCCAATGGTTGATTGTCTGTGAGTTTGTTCGATGCTGTACTGTAGTTCCAAGTAAATGCGCTGGCTGCTATGTAATCTTGTGATTTATAATCCAGTTTGTTCCACCCAACCCAGGTCAAGAAGTCTTGGTTTAAAATTTCTTGTATCTCAGTAAGAGAATAGTCTGTGGTGCGGAATTGTCCTGGAATAACTTCTGCCGAGGTCAGCGGCACAGGATTTCCGTCTAACTTCAAATTGTTATAAATTCTTGTTTCAAAATCCAAAAGCAATTGATCGCGGAAATCGCTGAATGCTCTAGTGATTGATCCGTCGTGTCCACGTATTACAAAAATAGGGTCTACATAAGTGGTATCTAAAAATATTTCTGGCACATACGCCGGATACAATCCTAATTTAGTAGGAGTGTTAGGAACATAACTGCCACTGGTAGCTTCGTATTCTTGAATGGTCACTACGTCACCCACTGCTAGTGATACCAATTGGTCAATAGTAATCAATGGGGCATCAACACTCACAATGTATTCTACATTTCTAGTCAATAAACGATCGTTTACATATACCAACAATGCTTGATAATTTGCTGAAGTGTAATTGTATACCTGCGTAAGATCAAACACCCGATCAGTGATCGGTGTCACTGTGGTTTGAATTTGTGTGTATACTGTTCCTGTAGGCAACATGTCTGACCAATAAAATGGATTTGAACTTGTGCGGCCAGTATTGATTTCTAAAAACACTGCATTGAGTATTTCAGGAATAGTAAGATTTGTGTAGTCACCTTGAACTGCTGTGTTTAAAAACTGTGCTTTGAACTTTTCGTATTCTCTTGAATTGTATTCCAACGAAGCGAAAATGTTATATTCAGGCTTGCGAAGGAAATATCCAGCCAGTGTCATAGGAGAACTTTGTTGCAGAATATTCAATCCATATGGAACAATATTTCCAAGATCTCTTGAGTTATTGGCTCCATTTATTGCACCAGTTAAATCTACTAGATTTTGTGCAATTGAGTCATAGTGTGTTCTTATTGTACCCAATGTAAAGTAATCACTATTGCCATTCAATGGATTGTTTTCTAAATTGATAGGTACTTGATAGAATCCCACGGCACTGACTTGGTCGCTAAGAGCCAGCACTTCCACAATATCACCATATACCAATTTTGTAGTTGGATTAACTCTTATTACCGTGGCGGTATCAGTTGTGGACACTGTGTAGTTGCCCGGATCTTGAAACAAGCTACTGTAATTTTGAGAAATGCTGGTGGCATACAATTTGACACTGGGTATTGTACCAGTGGGCAGCACAGCTATATCTAATATAAATGGTGTTGTGGCTATCAATTCTTTTGATACCACTGTCTGAGAGATATTGACCGAATATGTTCCTGTTCCGCCGGTGGCAGTGAGTAACCCTGTGATTTGTGTACCTGCGGTGACCCCACTACCGCTGATGCCTTGTCCTATCAGCAATGATGAGCCGTCGGCAGGAGCCACAGTCACTGTCAGTGTGGTGCCTGTGATTGACCCAGTGATAGTGACTGGTTGATAGGTAAAATTAAACTGCTGATAAATTTGGCTCTTGACCGCTGCTTTTTGCCAACCAATTTCCTTTTGATAAACAGTTCTATTCGCATATTGTCTGACATAACCTATGCTAACATTGTCAGTGAACTGTACATTATTTTTAACGTAGATAAATGTATCTTTGTAGAGATTGTTATCAAATACGATGTCACCAATGTTATTCAAACTGAGATATCGCAGTGGGAATCCCAACACAGTGTCTGCCACAGTACCTGGACCGATAGCATAACTGAACAATGGGTTTCCGCCAACTATGGTTCCAAGATTGTTTTTTGTGGATGAAAATGTTGAACTTGGATATACTGCACGATTGCCTAAACTGTATCCATTTAAGTCATACACATCAAACATAGGATTTTGATTTATTTGAGTTTTTTGCTGTGCTCGAATCCACTGTACACCATCATAGTAGAAAGTTGTGCCTTCTAGTGTATTACCACTTAAACAAACCACACATTGGTTGATCAATGATTCTGCGTCTGATGCTGGTACTAGATCAATAACGGGCTCAGCTTCTAACGTGCTATCGGGCAACGGACCTGTAGCTGGACTGATAAAATCAACCACGTAAATTTTATTTCGTACTTGAGGATCAGAATCTTTGGCAAAAATTACTCTGCTGCCTTGTGCTAACAAGTAACCATCTATGTAACATTGAGTAGCACCATTGACGTTTGATAATGCATCACTTTGATTTAAATCAATGATGTTCACTGGGTCTTTGGATTCTGTACCCATATTGTATAATTGAGTTCCGCCACGAAATTCAATGATAGGACGTTTGGCTCGGAAATTATTATCCAACACAGCGATTGTGTTGTTGTATGCTGCTGCTGCTTGTATTACATCAATGTGAAACCATCGGTTTGATCGAGTCCATGCATTGAGGTCAGGACTATCTAATGCTATAGTAATATAGTCTGGATCCAATGGTTGATTTAATGTGCCATCCCAGTTGGCAGAATCCCAAGGTACAAAATCCCAAGGAGTGCTGGCAGTTCTTTTGATTTCTGGGACAATATAATCACTCTCAAGCAACAGTTGTATTGCTGTGCCCACTCCTGCCACATAATAAGTTTGTCCTTGATAGCTTGAAGGTACAACATTACCTTGAAATGTTATTTTAAGATTGTTGGTAAACACCACTCCGTTTGGAGCAATATACGTTTTCTTGCCAAGAATTTCTGTATCTACATTTATAGATTCTGATTGATCTTGATCAATCAATCTAATCTGACCAAAAATTTCTGGATTGGTACCGTCTTGATAAAACAACAGATCTTTCACTGCACTCAATAAAGGAAGTTGTTCAAAATATCCCGAAGCGTTTACATACCACTGAGTGGTGCTGTACTGTGCACCGAACATAATGGTAAATTTGTTCAATGACGGAACTGGCAATACCGGTGCTAAATTTATAGTCTGGTTAGGTAAAGTACCTAGATACTGTATCTGATACACTGTGGTAGGTGCTGTGGTATTGTTAAAGACTAGACTGCGATTTTGAAGATTTGTTATACCATCAATGCCATTAGGATAAGCAATAAAAAAATCTGCAACAGTAGAACCTTGTATTTGATTGTAATCAATGTCTGTGATCAAGTCTACTTGACCAGCTGTAGGAATAGTAGGTGCTAATGTAAGATCATAATAAAACTGTTGTGCGTTTTTGTATGGTACACTGAATGTCACGGTGCCGCCAGATATACCATTGTTGGTCACGCCCAACACATCTCTAGAACTGATGTTAGGTGCGTACGGCAACCGTCCATTTATACCTGGATCTGTTTGTATCCAAAATTGATCGGGTGCTTGATTGATTACAAATTGATATGTACCACCTCGTACCAAAGTAATCACTGGATTTTTTGCTGCTGACCCTGTGAATTTGTAATAAGTGTCACTTCTAGTTACATCAAATGTATCGGTAATAGGAATAGCTGTGGCACTAACATCAACTGACTGTGGTCCTCCAGGCAACCAATAGTATTGAGAATAGTTGCTAAATTTATCAAAATTTACAAAAGGATCCCAAGTATAATAGTCGCTAGTGTACAGACGTGCAGCGTCGTCGGTGAATGCACCTTGGCGTGCTAACGCATCAGATATGCCGGGATATGTAACAGCATCAGAGATAGCATTTGTATCAGGTACTAAACTGATTACACCAGGTTCGAGTTGATAGTTAGCTCTATTAGTAGTGGGTTCAATCACGTAATAGTCATTGGGATTTACTCCGGGCCCCACATGTCGTCCAATAAACCCTTGTGTTTTTTTAAATTCTGGCTCTTGTACCAATTGGTCCAGTGTGGCCGCTAAAAACTGTTTATTAGTACTGGTCTGAAAAATTGGTGGTAAAAAATCTATAGACTTGGTTGTGGCCATTAAATTACTCCGCTGCCAGGTGCAGTTCTTATATTAGTTGAAGTCAATGCGGTAATCACTTCTACTGATTCTACTCCAGCAGCATTGACAAATATTTCATTGGGTGCTGATCGTATTTCATAAAGATCTCCAAAATAACGTTGAGGATCTACTGGCACCACCACCACACTACTCACAATACCGCCCATGTTTCTGTGGATATACGCAGCTAGTTCAGAGAAATAAAATGTATCACCAAAATTCCATACACCGATGTCAAAGTATTGATTAAGATTGGCCACTACCAGTGTTTTGATTTCACTCACACTGGCCGTTGAATTTGCAGCACGAATCACTTTGATAGTGGCACGTAAATTCTCAGCGGCTTTGGGACCGAACAGTGGCTTAAAGGTCACTGAATTCAAAACTATGTTGTCAGATATCATCTTGTAAGCGTCGAGTCCTTGATATGCTGTACTAAGTTGATTGATTGTGGGAACCGAAGGCTCAGGTACTGTGCCAGTGCTATCTTTGATCCAATTTTGATAAGCAGTATAGTATGCGTTTGTTACCACATACAAATCAATTATGTTACTAGTCCCAGGATCAATACGATCTGTAAGTGGAGCATTGTGTCTATATTGAAAGTATAATCCTGATCGTCCTACTTTAGCCAACCAATCTATGCTGACGTCTACTAGTATTCTCGTACCATTAGTGTCAACAGTTAATTCGTAAAACGCTCCAATTTGCCCAGTTAGTGGCCCTATATAAATTTCTTGATTGTAAGCATAGAAAATTTTGCCAATTACATATTCGTTTTTAACTAGTTCAATGTCATCCAATGTTGCATAGCTGCTGTTTACACGATTAGGTTCTACCAAAAGATAGCGTTGCAAATTGTCAAAATCCACGGTCTTTTCAAAGAACACATATTTGGTGGTTGGATTCACGTCGGGTGCTACAATTTCATCAAAGAAATCTGGATCGTCTGTAACTCCATCATTGTTACGATCTTCGTAACTGACAATAACTTGATAATCATCTACTAGTCCATCAACTTGCACAGGTTGGTCAATAATTTTAAGATAGATATCAGTTGGCAATGGACTATTTGAATCAGGTAAGCTGTTGGTTTTTAATACGTTGATATAGTCGCTGACTATGTTGCCAAGTCTAGGATCATAAATGCGATTACCAGTTTCAAAGAAAAATCTAGTTTGCAGCACTGATCCAAAGTTGTATACCAGGGCTCTGCTGCTCACAGTGTATTTTGATCCGTCGGTGACTGCTTGTATCATCCACGACGCGTCTTGATTGGTGCCCGATGTGTTGCCGGCATTGGCTTGACTCCATGATGCATCTACTGCTAAGTTTGTGCTAGTGATAAGATACCAAGTATAAGGGGTTCCTGTTACGCTGCCAGTATTGTCGTACCCTAACCCAAAATTCCTGTACAATGAAATTTGATTGATAATGTCTTGTTGTAATGTTGTAGAGAATGTAGTTACCAATATAGGAATTACCACTTCAGGAATTGCTCCTGTGGGTACAAAAACATTCAATGTTACAGGCCCGGTGCCGTTGACGAAGTTTCCTTGACCTTGATTGGTCCCATCTTGATAGATGCTTTGTGGGCTGGCCCAGAAATAATATCTTTCATTTGCTACTGTAGGCACACCCAATTGCAGTCGATTATCAGAATCAAAGAAATATCCTGCAGGTGCAACAAATTTTATCAAACTGCCCGTGGTGATAAATTTGGTACTGCTGCTTGAATAACTGCCTACAATAGCGGGATTTCCTAACCCGTTTACAAAGTAACCAGTAGTTTCGTTGGCCAATCTAGTGCTTTGATTCCAAGTCAATTGTAACGGAATTAAATTGGGTCTAGGAAAGTTGGCATAATAAAATTGTGTAAACTCTGAGTTGGCCAACAACGGTTGAATTTGATTTGTAATTACACTGGCAATTTCATTGTTATTGATCCAAGTGAAGAAGAAAGAAGGCAGTTGATTTTCTTTCCAGATTGCACCATCACTGGCAAATATATTTGTTGAACTATATTTTCCAGTGTTGTCTACTAGATCAAGATATCTACTGGTACCAATACTAGCACGATTCAATGCATAACTCTTGATAATTGAATTGTAGTATGTGAATGGAAAGTTTGTGTAATCTTCTCCATTGACCATGCGATTTTGTGTGTAGAATCTAGCTGGCGCACGTTGTTTGATTTCGTCCAGCGTTTCTCTGGCCTGTGCATTGCTCACAGGAGCAGTGATGCCGCAGGTAAAAGTAATGGTCTGCAACTGCCCTGATCTGCTGATATAGCTGATAGGAATGATTACACTTTGCATTTCTTCTGGATTGATAATATATGTGAGTCCATTGCTGGCTCGCACATACGCACGGAACAATCCCACTGGGACAGATGAAAACACACCATCACCAAATGTCATGGTAATTTGATCATTGGCTCTGCTCAGTGTAGAATACAATTTGCGTTGATCAGGTGCCAATTGTTCTTGTGCCGCAGCATATACTGATTGTACATAAGTCCATTCGGTGGCAATAGTACCAGTATTATCCAATTGAAACAACCAACGATCTGTATTGTTGACCCCTTCAATATTGATGTTTACTGTACGGTTAGGTATAAGTTCAGCTAGGTTAAAGTCTTGATTTTGCAGCACACCTTGTTTGAAATAAAAGAAAAATCCTGTGTTGGCACTGGCAAATCCCAATTGGTCATTGCGAAATAAAACATTAAACAGTCCGTTGGGTTGTGGTGCTGGTTCATATACGAATGGTGCTGTTGTTGGCGTACCCACTGCTGTGGAATTTACTGCTTCAAATGGCATGGTCACGCCATCGACTGTGGCGCTGTATGGCACCACAGGCAAAAATCCTGGCACTAGATTGATGGTATATTCATTAGTATCCACACCCACTATGGTGCTACGATTGCCTGGATGACCTATACGTTGACTGTCTATCAAGGCAGCATTGATAATGGCAGTGAATTGTTCGGCCCAGTTGAAATTGGTAGGATCGTTCCAGTTGATTGTGGCATTGGCCAAATTTATTCCGTTGAAATCTGTAATATTTTCTGTGGTTTGTACAGAAAATACTTTGAGATATCCGCTGGCTGCTGTGTTACGTTTGGCAGTATAGCTTACCAAATTGGCTAATTTTACTACGCTGTCTCTACGTTCTGCTGTGTCAATGTAATTTTCTCTTGTGTTGAGATCATTACGAAAACTCATAGCCTGCCCCATGAACGCAATTACATCTAACATGGCTATGAATTCAGATGACTCAATATAGTCATTGAAAGTTTCTGGATAGTATTGACGCAGGTAATCTATAAAACTTTTGCGTAGTGCTTCAAAGTCGTAGCTTTGAAAGTCTGCTTCTCTGTAGGTTTGGTAAATGCGTTTCCAATCCTCTACTCCGAATACAACTGTTTGTCTAGTAGTGCGTGCCATGATCATCCATTGTTATTTGTTATTTACCAATGATATAAACGGCTAGGTTTATACAAAACTGGCTCTTCTCTGTTGTTGGTCAAAAAACACACTCAACAATTCAGCATCAGTATTGGGCACAAATTGTATTTGAATTTCAATTAGTACACCATTTTCTTGAGGATATATGTTAGCGTCAGTGATGTTGAGTCTAGGGTCGCCACCACCCACACGTTGTATTTCTGCCAGTATAGCAGTCATAGTAGTTTGATTTTGATTTTCAAACAAGATATTCCACAATGTAGTTCCGTAAGTTGGGCGTCCGGGTAACTGGCCTTGCAAGATATTAAGAGCGTTTAAAAAATCTCGTTTGATCAGTTCAGTATCTGTGAGTGTGAACTTTTTGTACTGATTTTGTGTGTTAAATCCAATGAATGTGGCCATAATGATATTTAGTCGGTGTTATGGACCGCCTCCGCCGTCAGAGTCATTTGATTGAGTCAAACTATTGTTGTAACTTCCGTTGTCATTGCTAGGAGGGTCATTGCCCGCAAATTGTCTGGCGTCTTCTGATTTTTGTTCGCTAGTTGGAACAGGATTGTTTTCAGCAGCTGACTCAAAACTATCTAAAGCAGCAGCATCAAAAGTTATAGTTATAGGGGGCAATCCGTCAGTTCCAGGTATAGTCACAGTATTGGGATTTGCCAGTGCAGCCTGTGTAGCCTGTGTTGCCAATGCTGTGTTTATGGTAGGGGTCACTAGGGCGCTTACCAACCCAGTAAAAAGTCCAGCGCCCGGAATGGATGAGGCCAATGTCAAGGCTGTTTTAAATCCTTGTGGATTTTCTGCTGCGGATATTTTAAGACCGTCAACTATTTTGTTTATTGCGTTAGTTAATGTTGCCCCAAAACTGAGAGTATTTACTGGTCCAGGATTATATCCTCCTTGCAACTGCGTTGTAGTATAGCCAGCAGGTAAAGAACTTACCCCAGGAGTAGCCGACTGAGTAGGTTGAGAAGTTAGAGCACTATTTACTATTGCACCTATTACCGCGTTCGGACTACCACTAAGGGCACTAGTAATGACTGCTTTTTGTACTGCTGCATTGTTAAACACATTTGTAAATCCACCAGGAGTATTGGTGATTGAATTTGTAGTTGTAGTTGTGCTAGTAGACGGAACACCATCATTGGTTGTTCCTGTGGCAGCACTGGCTGCTCCACCAAACATGGCTGCTTTGTCTGCAGATGTGATCCCACTGCCCAGTGTTGGACTATCTCCGCCAATGGTAACTGGATTACCACGACTATCAGTTACTGGTGTACCATCAGCGGTTCTTAGTATTCCACCATAGGTACTAATTCTATCAGCGGGTCCCGATCTACTGTTGATCAAGTCCACAATTTCTGCGCCAGTGAGTCCTGTAGCAGTCAATGCAGATATTGCCGATTGTATTGCAGACGCAGCAGCAGCAGGATTCGATGCACTGGCACCTGATGATTGAAAATACGGTGTTGGTATTTTTGGATTGCCAATGATAGCTTTCATGGCCTGATTTACATTGACTCGATTTACAGTATTGGTGTAACCTATAGCTGGCACAGTGCCCGATGATAATGCACCGCCGCCGCCAGATAAAATCTGATTGATCGACCCAAATGACCCACCAAAACTAGATGACGCAATAAATCCAATGACTCCAACAGCAGCAGCGGTTGCAGCGGCATTTGCAGTCGCAGTTGAAGTATTGTTTAACACTTGTGCTGTATTAGATACCCCATATACCGTAGCCGCATTAACTATTGGGCCCAATGTTGTTGACACTTCTGTTCCGTTGATGACCCCGGCTTGTTTGAGTTGACTAAATGTATTTTCCATCAACCCTTGTTGAGTTGATGTTTGCAAATTGATATCATTTAATATCACATTGATATCTGTGGCACCTTGTTTACCAGTCCATGATGTTGGGCTGCTCAGTACAATAACTGCATTTGCAGGATCTTGTTTAACTTGGTCAGCAACTCCTGGTTTTAGTAAGCCTGCAGTTTGTAATTGATCGGCGGTAAGTCCATAAATTCCTACTCCTTTGCTGTTGGTGACTACATTTGAAGATTGTTTTACTGACGCTGCAATAGTTGCAATCAATCCTTGTATTTCCGCTGGTGAAAGCGTGCCAATGGTCTGTGATCCAGTTTTGGTATTGACAAAATCACTGGTGGTGATAGCCGTGGCTACATTAGCACCTGGTTGGGTAGGAAGAGTGACATACCCTCCTGATTGTTGAGTTGTACTAACTGCCTGCGGTCCTATCTGTGCAGGTGCAGTGGGTAATCCATCGATGGACTGTGTCACAGCGTTTAACAACCCACCTACCGGTAATCCCACAAGGCCACCTGAGTTGAGTTGTTTATCAAAAACCGCTTGTGCTTGATCATAGGTAGCACCTGTTGGTCCTTGCAACTCATAAGCTTCTCCAGCGGCAGTAGTAAATTTCCAAACGCTCATGCTGTTCTAATTATGCTCCAATTGGTAGCCACTGGCTCTGCCGCCGGAGGTGGTGAATTCTTTCCATCACTGTTTGTAGTTGCAACAGCAACACCTTTGTTATGATAAGGATATGGTTCGTGTGTGGGCGCACGAGTTACTATACTAGTTAGTGCATTTTGAGTAACTTGCCATCCAGTGCTGTTGTTAAATTTTGTATCTGGCATAGTTGTGGTAGGATACAAGCGAGGCGTTTTTAGTGTGGCACCTGCGCTGCCATTGAGATCTATTTTACTGGCATTTAATCTCATTGCACTACCGGCATTCCAAGACCCAGATTTACTTTGTAATGCCAAAGATCCGTCGCTAAGAACACCTATTTGTTTTTGACTGTACACAGTCATTGCGCCTTGGCTGGCCATTTGTAAAGATGTTACTGCACCAATGTTTGTGGCAAGATTTGATTTTATATTGATATTGCCACCAGCATACATGTTGATATCTTTGTCAGCATGTAAATTGATTGTGCCTTGAGTACGTACATTTACAGAATTAGTTGAATACACATCCACAGTACCTTCGGCGCCGAATTCAATCCAAGTTTGTCCGTTGGCATGACCAATGTAAAGGAAGTTTTGACTGTCATTCATCATGATCTGATGACCTTTGGAGGTTCGTAATCTAAACAATGAATTTTTGTTTTCTAGATCGCCATCATCCATGACCAAAGTATGCCCTCCTACCCGGCCAATTACTTTAACGTCTCTAGGGCTCAGGCTACCTGAGCTTAGTTGTTTTCTTATGGTATTAGGATCCAACCCTTTTTGGTATATAGGCTGCCCTGGTGTAGAAATTCCATAAACTGTGCTAGGGCTTTCTCTTTGTGCGTTGGATACGATAGGTCCGCGCTCTGGATCCTGATCCAATCCTTGTTGAAAAAAGATGCTGGCCTGATAGCTGTGTACTGGTTTGGGTTGATCAAAATATTTAGGATTTTCGTCTAATCTTTTATTTTCAGAATTGATCTCTGTGACTGGAAGTAAAGGACTATTTGCAAAATAAGTTCCTTGTGACTTGTTTTGAGGAACAGACTGACTTTGCGGTGCAGAACCAATAGCTGGCAACATGTGATTCAAGTTGTCATTGATGATGCATCCCACATAGTAACCTTGGCTGGGATCACCTTCCACAAAGAAACACAACACTTGTGTGCCAATGTCCGGCGTGGTAAACCACATTCCGTAACTTTGTTGATTTCCTGGGTAATCACCATAGTCTGCGCTGGTTCCGGTTTTTTCTGTAGCACCATAGAAAGGTGACAAATAGCTTACCCATCTCAACCCATCTTGACCTGCAAGGCCGGATCCGGGTCCCGGACCAGACGCAAATTGTTCTATATAAACTTGCACACGTCCAACTCTAGTAGGATCCACAGTGTTTGTTATAGTTCCAACAAATGGACCCATTTCCGTAGGAGTACCACCACGATCAAATTTGTAGGTACTGGAACGTCCCGATAATTGCTGATTATTTTCTGCCATTGATTATGCTTCCTTATGGTCCTTGATCATCTTGCACTATTCCTTGTTGCGGCACTGGAGTTACAATGCCTCCAACTGCGGTCTCTCCAGGCTTTACGGCCAACGTGGGTGGCGATTCTAATCCGCCAAATTCATTAGTTTGTCCTACCGTGGCCACTATTGACACCGGCGGCACTGGTGTTCTAAGTGTTGGCGTAGAAAAAGAAGTTATTGAATTTGCTACTTGATTATAAATTGCATTAGATACGTTGGTTATTACTGTGTTGACCGCAGTTTGTGCACCAGCTTGCAATGTTTGAGAGAATGTACTTGTGTTTCCACCTGAGTTGGTCAGTGTTGAGGTTGCCGAGGAGGCAGTATTTCTTCCTACGTCAGATGTGGTGGTAGCACTGGTAGCACTGGTAGTATCTTGTAGCCACATACCTTTTAGTTCCTGGGTAAATTTTCCAGCTTTGAAACTGCTACGACAACTAATTGCTTTATATGCTACTGACTCTTGTGCGCCTCCTGCCGACTCAACAAAATTGGTACGATAATTATTTGCACCAGTATCCATAAGACCAGTATCAAGATTATAGTCAGTGGGACGATTCCATGCAAATTTAAAATATGGTGGACTAGCAGTAGAGTTGATACTGCCATCAGGATTAAACGGGCCTGTTGCAAATTGACCTGATGTGAGAGGAACTATTGATGGTAACCACGCTGGATCTCCGATGATATTAAGTGTAATAGTAGCATAATCATTGGAGTACAAAATATCAGCAGCATTGGCACCTGGTTCAAAAGTTTTGCTAGTTCCTCCCTGTCTAGTTTGATTACTGGCTGGTAGATAGGCTTTTTTCCACAAAAAGTCTGGATTATTACTAGACTGAAGTCTTGCAGTAGTGTCTCCAGAAGTTATAGCTTGGAACCATAGATTATTGAAATTTTGTTCATACTGTGTCACTTGTGTGTTTTGACCAGTGAACCAATAGTTATAAACTTTGTGGACTCCTCTGAATCTGCCGCTGGTAAAATATTCACTTTGTATTGGTGTTTGATACGGAGTTATTGTGTAAATTATTCTATATGCAAAGTCATTTCTTGCATAATCATATTGCAATGGTATTGCGTTGCTTACTATATTAAACCAAGCAAACACTTGCCCTGGTTTTCCATATTCAACCCATGCATTTGTTTTGTTATTCCAAATTTTATTTTGTTGATCACCAATATATCTACTACTACGTAAAACTTGATCAATGAACTGTACTATTTGTTGACCTGCAGTAGCACCTCGAGTTCGTACTTTCAATGGTGCATTTTGTTTTGCAGGATCTAATTTATCAGCTGCTGAATTCAATGGTGTTGTGCCAGTAAATTCTTTTTCTACAGGGCCGTCAGGCACCATAAGGGCATCCCCTAACACAGGATCAGCAAAATATATTTCATATACATCTGCAATAGTACCTTGTTTTTTAGCTTGGTCTGCATAGTATGCATTGATAGCCGCACATAGTCCTGTGCCAGTTCGAACATTAGCTGGTGTGGGTGCCGCAGACGCATTAGCCGGCGGCGCACCAACTCCCCCAAGTGCGTTCTCCCCGGGTTTGCTTCCTACTCTTGATGCTGGTTCTAAGTTATCAGCCATGTTGTATTTTCCTCATGGTGTGACTCCTGTTGCCTGAGCTCGTTGCTGTGCATCTTGAACAGTGTTATTGCTAGTAGGCGGTGAACTTTGTATTGGAACATTGTTTCTAGTTTGATCTCCGGCAGCGGTGCTAGCCGTTGGTTGTGTTATACTACCAACTAATATGTCTTTGACAGTGGCGCCATTGAATGTGAAGTTTTGTGGTATACTTCCTTTGATGGTACTGTTATTATAAACTTGTCCTACTCCTGCACCTTCAATATTATATTCAACTAATTTACTAGCAACTTTAAAAGTAATATTATTAATAGTAAACGGTACAAATTTTTCTACCACAGCTGACCGGTCTGTGACTCCTGATCTCTGTGCAATAGGTTGAACAAGATTACCTTCAGTATCGTAGCCATAAAATCTTATGACCATGCAGTATTGTGCCGCTTTATAATTTACAGGACTACCTGGTTTGCTAATATTCATAGTATTGTACACATCAGTAACTGCGGTGTACAGATTTTTTAACAATGTTATACCATTGGGTTCTGTAACTGTGAATTTAATTATACTTATATTTGATGCTCCTCTTGATCCTGGAGTTGCTGTATAGTAAGTATCATATTCAAAATTATCAAGATAGTAGTCCAATGGAAAGTACGGATTACGTCCCACTCCTACTGTGCCAGCGCCGCCACCTCCGGCTATGCCTGTTTGAGTAGGTACAGCATTTTGTACAGGTGCGCCACCGCTTTGTGCTAACAAATAATATCCAGTTAGATTGCGATTGGGCAACAAAATAAGATTGCTATAGGTCTTAGGGTCCAACAAGTACCAGCTGAGACTGTAGGTATAACTGGAATACTGATCCAACACATTGTCTTGTGGTGTGATAAAAGCATTTGCACCGCCATACAACTCACTTAGTCGATTTCGTGTGGCATTGGTGGGTGGTTGTGCTGTGTCCTCGTTGCCGGCACCTACTCCTATTTGTGTGCCACTGTTTCGAGGAGCTGTATTGCCCAATGCGCCCTGATTTTGTAATTGATTAAAATCGGCTCTTTGAGCTGGATCCAAGAATGGCGTATTTGGCAATGGCCCTGACGTCTGCGGAGATGGTATAGATTGGCTAACCGTCAAAGGCACTGCGGTGGCATCTATTCCAGCAGTCAATGCTCCTGTTTGTTCGCTGGGTGTGCCGCGAGCATTGGTAGGCTCTATTGTGAGTTTGGTTACTATTCTGCCATCTACAGTTTGTACCGTTTGCACTGGCGGCGCCGGTGCTCCGGGATTGGCGTTATCCTCTCTGTATAGTTGTGCTTGTGCTGTGATAGTTGCTGCACTAGCAGTTGGAGATAGGTTGGCAAGGTCTAACTGATTCAATGCTTGTTCCAGAGCACGCTGCTGGGCTTGATACTGTGCCAACTCGGCTCGAAGATCAGCTAGTTTTTGTTGTTTTTGGGCATCAGTGAGAAACCTTGAATTTTCTGTAGTTACAATTTGCCTTAGAGTAAGGGTGATCAACTCATTGATGTCTCTGAGAGCCGCCTCAAGTCCTTGTTTTTCAGTCAATGCCATGATTAAAATCCTAACACGCTACGTAGAGTGGTTATCTTGGGCAAATAGATACGTACCCCAGCTTTGAAATCTAATGGAGGTGCTGTGAGTGTGTTGGGATTTCTTTGGTAGAACACCCACCACAGAGTGCTGTTGTTGTACAAGTCTAATGCCAACATGTCTGGTCTGTATTGATAAGTTTGTGTTATTTCCATCAGTTGATCATCACTTTGTTTGGGTATGGGCCTGTTGGTCATTACATCCAAGAAAAACTGACTGTATCCTGTGGAGAAGTATGCGCTAGTTGAATCGTATGTGGCCATTACCAGAATCCTCCTTTAATTAAATCACCGTTGGCAAATCCTTTAAGGCTGAATTGTTGACTGACTTGCCTGCGTGATTGCATGGGTAATAATCTTATTGAAAGATCTACACTAGTTGGAACATAGGTAGGGTTATTTTGCCCTAACGTAGGTGGTGCTGGACGAGTCACAATCGCACCTGGGCTGATACCTTGGCTGGAAACCAAATTGGCTATACGCTGTGCGGCGCCTGATATAGGGTCAGTGGGCGAAGTTTGGCGATCTCTACGAGTTAGCAAACTGGCTCCATTGATGTTTACACTGCGAGCACGTATATAGTCCACATTGTCTGGCATGTTGTATGTAAAACCAGAAACCACACAAGGATGTCTATTAAATTGGTATTCTCCAAATCCTGACAGGAATACCAATGGTGGTGGCGCGCCTCGCTGAGCATCTTGCCCATAGAACATTTTGGTAACTGACCTAAAGAAATGTATCACCGCCAATAGATATTGTGCTTCGTTGGTGTCTTGTGCTGTGAATTTGGCTTCAATTGAAATTTCTCCTACATTGCTGTTTTGATAGTAATAGCCTTTGTAGTTTGAATGTGTGAGATCTGTTTGTGCGTACATGGCAGTGTAGTTGGTTGTGATTTTAGGAGTGTACGGGAATATCACACCACCAGTGTTTTGTAAAGGTGCAAGTATGCCACTTGGTGTTGCGTTGTACAAGTAATCGGCACCAGGAGCCAAACTAAGTCTCACACGCCAATCACCGTTGTTGGTTTGTTTGGTCTGTGCTTCTCTAACTTGTTGGGCTTGTGCAGCCAATTTCAATGTGTATGCTTCAGCTGCCGCAGCAGTAGCAGCAGCAGCCTGCACTTGGTCTGGTGTCAATCCAGCTATACTAGCATTGATCGCAGCGTCAAGTGCTGCATTTAATACTGCGGCTGTTGCCGTGCCTGCTCCCACTGCGGTTGGAGAGAAAGCCGTGGGCAATATGCTGCCTGCCACGGCTGCTGTAGTAGATGCAGCATTACCACCATTGTTATTATTGAGGGCTGCTAATACTGCGGTAACTGGGTTGGCATTGAACACACTAGGGAATGGTATGCCTGCCTCTGCAAACGCTGCTTTGGCTTTGGTCAAATTTGCTTGGAAGAGCGACAACGGATTTGCAGCTGATATAGGTGGGCCAACAAAGTCAGCTGCTGCCCCCGGAACTCCTGTAACCCCACTTACTGGAGCAGCGACATTTGGACCAAAGCCACGATAGAAAGGTTCGCCTGTTTCCTCATTGATAGCAAAACCTGGTTGTAAGTTACCGTCATCATCGAATGCTGGGAACTGACTCGGGTCAGCAGCGGGATTTAGTGGAGTGGGACTTGTTAAACCTAGTCGTGCTGATTCAGCGGCTGTTTGATCTAGTGGTGCCTGGGGCGCAGGAACGTTGACAAATACTCCTGGAGTACCGGTTTCAATGGGTAATCCTTGCCCATCAACTACTCTACTGAGTGGTGCCGGAGATGAAATTGGTAATCCATTTTCATCAGTTTGAAATCTAGCACCACTGGGTACGTTAGGGCTAACAGGAGCAGCACCTGTTGTTATGGCCGTAAATGCTGATTTTAGTGATGCTGTTAAATCTTTTACTGTGGTGGTTAAACTAGCTGGTAAAATATTTATAAGTGAATTTGTTTGATAAGATAGTCCGGTTAAAAATCTATCAACTGCCCCGGCACTTACTGTGGGGATCGGTATTGAGAATGTGCCGTCTCTAGGATTAAACACCGGTTCAGGAGCTACATTTGAAATTCCACCAAATTCATCAGTCTGCCCTTGGAATCCAGTTGTGTCCGATGCTGCTGGATTAAATGCGGCTACTTGATCATTTTGTAATGCAGCAAGATCCGACCCGTCGGCATTTACATCAATTGCTCCAGCGCCATCAGCAATTGGAGATTGTGTATCTATACCCTCTGCTGGTTGATTGTAATCTACTGTGTACCACCCATTGTTGTTGAGGTCACCGCCTGCACCAGGAATAGCAGATCCTAAATTACCGTCAGGTCCTTGAGCAAAATCATAGGAATTATCAACAGTGATGCCAGACTCAGCCGCTGCTGCGGTGTCGTCAAGACCAAACTGCGTGGCATCGTTGAAACTGGTTGCGGTGTCGCCTATGTCAAAATCATCACTCATGGGGTTTTCCTATTCTTTATTTACCCAAAAAATAAACCGCATAGTTTATAACCGTTGACAACTGTGTAAAATGTGTTATAATAAATAATATTTTAAGGATCCGCCCCTTGGCCACAATCACAAGAGCAACACCAAAAACCAACTATCTCAACAACAGAGATATCCTGAAAGAAATACATCTCAGCAAGAACAACTACTGCACATATAGAGATCCAATTTTGGATCATCAATACGACATTATCTTGCCCAGTACGAGCAAAATCAATCAAAAAACCACAGCCGAAGCACGTAGAAATCGAGCAGATCGCATCAAACGTGAAACTGGTGAGATTGTAGATCCTAAAAAAATCCCCAACACAGACGTAGTGTTTCGCATAATGACCTGGGAACACATACCCATGGCACCAAAAAAAATTACCAAAGCGGCAGCCAAAAAACGCAAATTAGAAGAACTTTTGGAACTGGATGATCCTGTGGAAGATGATCCATTAGCTGGAATTGTTGATGAAGTTATATTGGATCCCACACACATGCGGGTAAACTTTCCTCCATTCTTCCACTACCGGGTAGATGACAACAAAGAACCATTCCTGGTGGGCAAAAGCCATTGGCGTGGAGATTTGATAACTGGAGAATTCTCAAAAGATCATGGTGAGATGACTCGTACACTGGCTCGAATGTTTATGAAACTGTGCGAACGTTATGCCACACGCTCAAACTGGCGTGGTTACACTTATAACGAAGAGATGCGTGGACAAGCCCTGTTACAGCTGAGTCAAATTGGATTGCAATTCGACGAGTCCAAATCACAAAATCCGTTTGCATACTACACTGCTGCTATCACTAACTCATTCACTAGAATCCTGAACATTGAAAAGAAGATGCAGAACATCCGAGATGACATTCTTGAGATGAACGGACTCAATCCTTCGTGGACTAGACAGAATTCCGGCAAACACTCAATGGAAGCCATGTCCGGACCGGTTGTAAGTACCTTGGATGAGTAGTATAATCTAAGGATGACTAATATTGAAAAAACTAATCAGGGTCTATCACATCATGGTTATAAAGCATGGGAAATATAAATGAGTAATCTTTTTAAGAAGGCTGCCTTGATGACAGACATCCACTTTGGACTCAAATCAAACAGCACCACTCACAATGAAGACTGCTTAAACTTTGTGAAGTGGGCTACTACCAAGGCACGAGAGGAAGGTTGTGAGACCTGCATGTTTCTTGGTGACTGGCACAACAATAGAGCCAGCTTAAATATTGTCACACTACACTACAGCCTACAGGCACTGGAGCACATGAATGCTAATTTTGATCGGGTGTTTTTTATTCCAGGCAATCATGACCTATACTATCGTGACAAGCGAGATATCCAAAGTGTAGAATGGGCTAGGCATTTGCCCAATGTAGAAATCTGTAACGATTGGTTCTCAAGCGGCAATGTGATTATTGCTCCTTGGCTGGTTGGTGACGATCACAAACGTATTTCTAAACTTCATGGCAAATACATGTTTGGGCATTTTGAATTGCCCGGTTACCTCATGAATGCCATGGTAGAGATGCCGGATCACGGCGAGGTACGGAGAGAAGACTTCAACAACTTTGAACATGTTTTCACCGGTCACTTCCACAAACGCCAAACCAAGAAAAACATCACTTACATTGGCAATTGTTTTCCGCATAATTATGCTGATGCCGGTGATGATGCTCGCGGACTTACTGTGTTAGAGTGGGGCCAAGATCCTGTTTATCATGCTTGGCCGGACCAACCTAGATATCGTGTGTTAGGACTTGCCAACATCATCGATAATGCAGACACATTGCTGGCGCCCAGAATGCATGTGCGTGTAAACTTGGACATTGAGATTTCATACGAAGAAGCCAACTTCATCAAAGAAACCTACATCAAGGATTACTCTCTCAGAGAGATGGCACTGATACCCAACAAGAACTCCGCAGTAGATACTGATATGGCACCTGGCGAAGTAAAGTTTGAAAGCGTAGATCAGATTGTTACAGATCAGTTGACCAATATCGAAAGTGAGTTTTACGACAACAAATTGTTGTTGAAAATTTATAGAGAACTATGAACAAATTAATTTGCAGCAAAAATATATCTAAAAATATACAGTGGATCCAATATTCAGACCTAGAGGATGAAAAAATTGTTCTAGGCTACGATGATTTGATGTCTGGTATAGAACACTGGAAAAACATATTAGTCGAGCAAGCAGATTTTGGTCCAAATAAAAGTCTGCTGCCTTCTATGACTTTGTGTGATATAAAATATGTTACGTTACTTTACGCAGCTTTAGATCTAGGCGGTCAGTTAGTTGTTGGGGACAAACCATCATCCCCAGACCGTGCAGAAACGGTAAGGTGTCGTGTTCTTGCTCCGTTTGATGCATTTGTTTTTGATGTAGACCCTAGGACCGCAGATGTAAAAGCAAAAGCAGTTGGGGACTTATATGCAATAAAACAACTACCATCATCTATATGGCACACTTACACATCAGCTAACTGTTTACATAACAAAAGTATGTGGGCAACTGAAGAGACAGTTGCCCTTGCTGTTACTACTAGTGGGACAACCAGTATACCGATGCCCATGAGGTATACTCATGCCTTTTTATACGACATAGGTAACAGGTGTAAAAAGATATACGATCTTAAACCTGAGGATCGAGTGTTGCACTTAACAAATATACATCACGGAGGAACATCTGCACAGTTCTTTTTTCCGTCAATGTCAGTGTGCAACACTCACTACTTTGAGTATAAAAATGATATGAAAAAGGTCGTCAGACGTATTGTAGAAGAAAAAATTACCAAGATGGTGATACCAAACCGTGTTATTCTTGAAGAATTACTTGAAGCATTACCAAAACTAGATCACCAACTTGATTTGATCATAGTGCAAGCCAATCAGAAAATCTGGATTCAACAAATTAAAGACAAAAATGTAAACTCTATTATTTCAGGATACGGATCAACTGAGACCCTAGGTCCAGTGCTAGTAAATACTATTACCAAAGAATGCAGCGACACGTTTGACGTTTTAAACTACAACAAACCACTGGATGATTTTTTTAAAATTAAAATTGATGGTTCTAAGCTGAGCATTTTTAATCATCTGCACAATATCAATGCTAGCTTAAACGACTCGTTCATCCTAGATCAACAGTCAAACTTTGTTCTTTCTGGCCGCAACGACATTTTCAGAGTCAATGATGTAGTATTACCAATTTCAGAATTAGAAAAAATTACAACAGAAATTCTAGGAAAGAACTGTTTTTTAGTTCCTGATTCAGTTACCAATAAACTATATCTACTATGCAATAGTGACTCAGTTGCTGTTGTTGAAAAAAACATAAACATTTTGAGAACCAAGATACGCAACATGTACCATAACACAGAGATCGACTATGTAGAATTCATCGATATAAAACTATTTTTTGATCAAATTAAATTTAGCTACAACAGTGCAAGAGATTTTTTTAGAAAGGAAAACAACTTGTTATGAAAAAAATTATTTTCTGGGGAGTATTGAGCATTTTGTTAGCAGGACAAGTTCTGGCCGAAGAATTAAAAATTGTAATCGGATTGCCAGCTGGGTCAGGTCCTGATGTAATCACACGTTCCGTTGCAGCTGAACTTTCAGTTAACTTAGGAAAGTCCGTAGTAATTGAAAATCGACCCGGGGCCAGTGGTGGGATTGCAATGGAATATATATCACGAAAAGAAAACAAAAATGTTTTGCTAGTAGCGGTATCAGAGAACATGATGTCGTACCATCTTCTCTACAACAAGGATTATCGTAAAGATTTTATTGCTGTAGCCCCTATATTCAAAAACGACATGGTACTGGTAACGTCATCTAACACTCCATCAATAGACTTTGTTACTGCTGTTAGAACAAATCCCAAATTTGGATCATGGGGCGTTGGATCAAATGCTCATATAGCTAGCCTGCAGTTCCTTGATTCAGTTAATTTGTTAAACAATGCAGTGCATGTTCCGTATAGAGACTTTAATAACTGGTATTCTGATATTTACAACAAAGATCTAAGTTTTTCTTTTTCTACAATCCCATCAACAAGAGCTATGTTTGATGCAAACAAGTTAAAATATATTGCTGTGACATCAAAGCAACGTAGTATGCAATACCCAACGATACCTACAATGAAAGAAGTATTTGGCATCGATGTTGTGTCTATTGGGTGGGCAGCATTTTATGTAAACAAGGACATGCCTGCCGCCGACCGACTAGCACTTGAACAAGCATTGCAGAAGACTATTTCTAGCAAAACTGTTCAAGATCAAATTGCCAACATGGGATACCAGACCTGGGGCAAGACTACTTTAAAACAGTTTATTGAGTATGTTAGAGAAGATACAACAAACTTCGAATCTATTTTTGCAAAATATAAGATCCAATCAAATTGACTTTACTACTGACAATCTATAAAATAGTTTAATGATCCATATAAAAAATCTAACCGTTAAGAACTTCATGAGCGTGGGTAACACCACGCAAGCCATTGACTTTGATCGATCTGATCTCACACTAGTGCTGGGTGAAAATCTTGACATGGGTGGTGATGGATCACGCAATGGCACAGGTAAAACCACAATTATCAATGCACTAAGTTATGCATTGTATGGGCAAGCCTTGTCAAACATTCGCAAGGACAATCTTGTAAACAAAACCAATGGTAAGAACATGTTGGTTAGTCTTGATTTTGGAGTAGGTGGCAAGACTTATCGAATTGAACGTGGGCGCAAACCCAATGTGATCAAGTTCTATGTGAACGACGAACATCAAGCAGCACAGGACGAAGCACAAGGTGACAGTCGAGAAACTCAAGAAGCCATCGAGCGTGTGCTAGGTATGAGCCACGACATGTTTCAACACATCGTTGCCTTGAACACATATACGCCGCCGTTCTTGAGTCTCAAGGCCAATGAACAAAGAACTATTATCGAACAACTGCTGGGTATCACACTACTGAGTGAACGTGCTGATCGTATCAAAGAACTCAACAGACAAACCAAAGATTCCATCCAATCAGAAGAACTGCGTATCCGGGCTGTGCAAGAAGCCAACCGGCGCATTGAAGAACAGATACAAAGTTTAGAGAAACGCAGAACCCTGTGGCTACGAAAACAAACAGAAGATGTAGAAGGCCTAGCACAGGGTATTGCTGATCTCGAACACATTGATATCGCAGCAGAGGTCCAAGCACACAGAGATCTCGAAGCATATCATGTGCGTAAGAAAGCCATAGACGACGCCAATCGTTGGATACGGCAGATTGACTCCGATGATACAAAATTACAAAAACAATTTGATCAAATCAAAAAAGATCTCAATCAGATTGCCAGTCACAAGTGTTTTGCCTGTGGCACAGAGATACATGATAATAGTCTTGACGCTGTAAAAGCACAGCGTGAAAAAACCTTGCAAGAACTTGCATTGCAATTGTTGACTAATGACTCGCAGCGTATGGAGCATCAGGACCAATTGCGAGAACTTGGTACATTAGGTACAGCGCCCTTGGTGTTCTATGACAGTTTGGAACAGGCCTTGAATCACAAGAACACCGTGGATACATTAAACAAGGATCTTGTGACTCGGTCTTCAGAAACAGATCCCTACAGTGAACAGATCACAGAAATGCAGAATCAAGCCTTGCAGGTAGTTTCCTATGACACACTAAACGAATTCACTAGAGTGCAGGAGCATCAAGAGTTCTTGTTAAAACTGCTGACCAGCAAAGATAGCTTTGTGCGTAAGAAGATCATTGATCAAAACTTGAGTTATCTCAACAGTCGACTCACACACTATCTTGATCGCATTGGATTGCCACACACTGTGAAGTTCCAGAACGATCTCACAGTGAGTATTGAAGAACTAGGTCGTGAGCTGGACTTTGACAATCTATCGCGTGGTGAGCGCAATCGATTGATTCTCAGCATGAGCTGGGCGTTCCGTGACGTATGGGAAAGTTTGTACCAACCCATCAACATCTTGTTTATCGACGAGATGATTGATTCTGGGTTGGACACACAAGGCGTAGAGAACGCATTGGCCCTGCTGAAGAAGATGAGTCGAGAACGACACAAGAGTATTTGGTTGGTCAGTCATAGAGATGAACTTACCAGCCGGGTAGAGAACATTCTCCGGGTTGTGAAAGAGAATGGGTTTACCAGTTATAGCACGGATATCGACCTTGTTTGATTTTTTTCAAATTGACGAATATCAGATTGAGATAACCACATATTGCAATGCGGCTTGTCCGCAATGCCCACGTAATGATCTTGGCCAAGGTATCAATCCTTACATGCCATTGACCCATCTTGATCGTGCTGTGATAGACCGTGCATTTGATACAGATCTATGCAGCCGTCTCAGACAGATATTCTTCTGTGGCAGTTATGGTGATCCAATCATGCATCCAGACTTCTTGGGAATACTGCGTGATTTTCGCAGCAAGAATCCTAGCCTATGGTTGTACATGCATACCAATGGTGGTGTGCATGGCCCTGAGTACTGGGCAGAGATAGCTGGTATCATGAATGGATACGGTCAAATTGATTTTGGCATAGATGGGCTTGAAGATACCTTACATCTCTATCGCAAAAATGTAAAATATCATCGAGTCATGGCCAATGCACAGGCGTTTATTAATGCCGGTGGCCGTGCCCAATGGAACTACATTGTGTTCCGGCACAACGAGCATCAAGTTGAACAGGCCAAACAACTGGCCAACAGCATGGGATTCCATAACATTTTAGTTCGCAAAACTGGCAGATTCCTCAATCATGACACTATGGAAGAGATCAACTCATGGCCTATTAAAAATAGCAATCAGGTATTAGAGCCACCGATTAATCCAGAATATCGAAATACCAGCATGATGTTTTTGCCCGATCTCAAAAATCAATATGCATCAGTTAAAGAATATTTTGATACTACTCCCATACGCTGTGATGCTATGCTAGGACACAAAGTGGCTATCAACGCCGAAGGTGTGGTACTACCTTGCAACTTTTTCAATCACAATCTGTATGATGCTAGATTTAGAGATGGTAGCTTGCCTGGTGCCAATTCATTGAGCCAGCACAATGGACGCAATCAGATCACAGACTTCTTGTCAAGATATGGACTGGACAATCTCAACATATACAACAATTCATTGGCTGGTGTATTTGAAAATCCCATGTGGAGTGATCTAGTAGATAGTTGGAACAATGAACATAGGTTATTTGAATGTGCAATGACCTGTGGTAGTAAATTTACCAAGGTATGGGATCAAGGAGGATCCATAAGATGAAAATGTTAGTAACCGGTGGCAATAAAGGACTAGGACAACACCTAGTGGAACAATTTGATGCTGTGAGTATAAGCCGTACAAATGGATTTGATATCACAAAAAATCATCAAGAAATCGCAGCGATGAGTCTTGAGTATGATGTGTTTGTGAATAATGCGTTTGATGGACCACCACAAGAATCCTGGGCCGATTTTGGGCAGACACAGGTATACATGGCTGTTTACGATGCTTGGAAAGCAGCCGATAAATCCGGATGGATTTTTAATATTGGCTCTGTGGGCGAACAAAGCATTGTAGCACCCGAACCTAGGTGGGAAACATACAGAGCCAGCAAAGCAGCATTAAGCCATGCCAGCAGGCAAGGAACACAGGCATTCAAGCAAGATCTAGTGAGATTTCGAACCACTTTGCTCACACTGGATCGATTGGATACTGAACTCAGCCGTAGCAGGCCCACATGGACCGGCAATGGACAACAACTAGAAGACATCAGCAACTTTATCAACTATACTACAAATATCAACGCAAACACAACGATAGAACAGGCAACTTTTTACGTAAACTTCAACTACAAGGCATAACTATATGACTCAAGTAATCGACCTGCAACATGACATGGCTATATCAAAACACCCCGGTGGAGACATTGCCCGACTCATGTGTAGGATTTGTTTACTTGATCACAAATAATCTCACTGGACGCAAATACATAGGCAAAAAACTGGCAAAGTTCTCAAAAACCACTTACAGAACAGTCAAACAAAAAAACGGCATCAAGAAGAAAAAACGGATACGAAGCAAAATTGATTCAGATTGGCAACAATATTATGGATCCAGCGCAGAGCTATCCGCAGACATCGAAAAACTAGGCACCGACAATTTCACCAGAGAAATACTCTACTACTGTGCAAGCAAGAGTGAATGCTCATACATTGAGGCACGCGAGCAGTTCAGTAGACAGGTATTGGAATCACTAGATTATTACAACGGCCATATACAGGTAAGAGTACATGGCAGGCAAATTTTAAACAAGATTTAAAAATGAAGAAATGTGGATACCGTCTCACTATTTTTATAGGGGATGTAGATAAATCTTTGGCAGAATCTGCACAGATGTATGATCCAACGGCATTTTTAATTGACTATGACAATTGTGAAACTTTCATTGACTTGGATCTAGAGCAAGACACTACTGTATATACATCATTAGGAGATTTACCAAAAGATGTCACAATAATAATCAAGTTGTTAAATTTAGCCAATGAGATAGTGTATTGCCCACCTAAAATCTGGTCTGACAAAAAAATAGTTGATCCACTTTATCCCACTGACTGTATACAAGGGCAAACCGAGCATTTACTTTTTGGGTTGTCTCCCAGTGTCAAGATTGTTAATTTGAATTTGAGATCAAATCTAATAGATCCCATTGGCCTGGTTGATAAGCGCATTACCGATCAGCCACAGCTATGGGTAGTTGGATGCAGTGTTTCTCATGGATACGGAGTCAGCGAGTGTGAAAGGTACGGAAATCTAGTATCAAGTGAACTTGGTATGCCGTGCAGTTTTTTAACTTGTTCAGGTAGCTCAATACAATGGGCAACTGACCAAATTTTACGATCCGACATTCGCCCAGGGGATACTGTAATTTGGGGGTTGACTAATAATTGGCGAGTACCATATGTACACAATAACAAATTACTGCATGTTAACCACGCCAAATACACAATTATAAAAAATCTAGAATCTATTTTACCTGAAAAAACACTGCTATCCGAAAATACATTTTATCAGAACATTTATGCCATTGAACAAGCTATAAACTTTTGCGAAAAAGTTCAAGCAAGATTATTGATCATTGGTATTTTAACAGCCAACTCCACATTAAGATATCTAGTAGACAAAAAACAATATCATCATTATATCCATGAACAAACATTTTCTGCCGGCAATCAACATGATTGTTTTAAAGACTTGGGCACAGATAACGAACACCCAGGGCCGCAACAGCACAATCTTTATAAAGAGTTTATTCTCAGTTTAATTTAAATTACGACTCTGTGCCGGATGTTTGGTCCGGCTCCATTGAGGAACGGTGAGATACCCGGTCTGGACTTGGACGTCAAAGGCAATTGCTAACTTAAGGCAACAAATGGTCGGGGCTCTGTGAAACAGATACAACCCCTGCTTATAGGACTTGGATCTCGATCGGGTTACTAGGGTTCCGTTGATATGTGAAGCTTGAGTAGGGGGTACCGGTCAACCGCCTCCGCGTAGGAAACTACAATCTCATTACCGTAGATGACTGCTGTCACTCAGATGATGCATATTCACCGTGCATACGGTGAATTATGACCACAGTATCTAGATGATACTAAGTCAATAAAACAAAAAAACATTGATGAGCGCAGCGAATCAATAGACTTGCGTAGCAAGTCTTGAAACAGATAACTCACGTAATGCTTTATATTTTGCAATACGTGCTTCTGAAATTGCTTTCTTGTGCGCTTCTAATTTTGGTTTACGCATTTTTTGTTTAGTTTCTTCTGACTTAGGAATACCTTTATTTCTACCTGCCAATGACTTAGATAACTTCTCTTTATGTGCGTCTGACTTTGCACCAGTAGATTTACCTTTTAGTGCTTGAGATAGTTTAAAAGCTATAGCCTCTTTTTCTTCTGGTGTTTTTTCCTTACGATTAAGCTGTGCTTTCTGCATTCGTTCTTTTTGTGCAGGTGTACGTTTTTTACCTGTACACGATGTACGTCGCTTCTCGATGGTTTCTTGAGAACTTACTCTGCCACGCCCGGCTGCCGAAATCTTTGCTTTGTGATCTTTGGTGAGTATACGTCCAGTTAATCTTTTTGAATGCATCTGACCAAATTCTTTTTTGATCATTTCATAAAGTCTTGAATTTGGTATAAAACGCTCTTGATAATCTCTTGATACTTGTGACATCATGTTAGCAGCATATAACATTTTATGTCTGTGTACACCTGTGGTGAATTTGGTCAATAACACATGACAAATAAAATGTTCTCTAGCAGTAAGTGTGACTATATTTTCTATTAGGTCACTACCACTTAGACTACGTGGTAGGATGTGATGATTTTCAGAATATGTGGATGTTGATGACCTTGATTGTGCTTTTTTAATAATAGCATCATACCATTTTTTGTACTTGTTTTGAATAAACATACTTGTCTCCTGTTATGTTTACTTATACTAACAAATGAAAGTTTCCTTTTTACTAAAAAAATGGCAATCCACTTTTTTTGGTGGTCTCCAAGTTCTCTTTGATCAAGTCATTGATAACTTCACGTTCTTGTATGCCCAGAGCCATGGCTTGATCATAAGTTAATCCTCCTCGCATGAACCAACTCATTTTTAAAGCCTCCTGACGAATCATTCGACAATCTTTATCCATCTGGTCGACTAACTCATCAATCTCTTCTGAACTAAGTGTCAGGAGGCGTTGTCGAAAAAACTTGAAAGATCCAAAGTAAACGGCTGTGTGTATTCATGCTTGCAACTGGTACAAGTAAGATCTAATGGTTTTACTTCACTTTGTTTTTTAAGTTCAATAGCATGATCTTTGATCAAGTTAAAGCTCTTGCTGTCGGTGTTTTTTAAATAATCTAAAATAAACTCAAATTCTGTAACCAAGGCAGTGGGTGATTTGATAGCAGCTATACTACTGGATATTGTGCTCAACGTAGCGTCATTGATGGCTGTCATCAGTGTTTGTATTTTTTCTGACCGTTCAGCATCAGTAAAAGATTCAAACGATCTAATGGATTGCTGTTGTTCCATTTGTATCTGATTGTTTTGATTTATAGATTTGAATGTGAGAGGGCGGAAATAAAACTCCAAATCACCAATCTGTAGTTTTTCTTCGTAGTTTCCTGCGCTTAGTGAATCGTTGACCCGACGCAGATCTACAGTAACATCTTCTACTTCTTCACACGCAGGACAAGTGGTTGAAATGTCCATTCCATGCCCGTAACTGGCAATGCGTATGGCCACTAACACAGCATCCATATCTGTGCTGGGCATGCTCCAGGGATCTCTAATGGATGGCACACAGCTTTGTATCACGCTCACAGTGGCAGATCCATTGAACAATGCGTCTGGGGTTCGATATGTGATCTCATCCACTGACGTCATGGGTAGTACTGGTAATTCGCCGTTTGGTGGCATGTTTAATGTGCCTTGTGGGTAGAATTTGCCTTGACTGGGCAATCTGATGTGAATAGCTGGTTGTCGAAAGTATTGAGTTAGGGGGTTGTTTGGTAGCATATTTTTCCTCGCTAAATATAATTATGACAAAATCAAACTTGATTAAAAATTACAAGGACTCAAAATGAGCGCACCACCACCACCCGGAATGACTGAATCACAGATGCGGGAATATGCCCGCATTCAGGCAGAAGAATCTGCTAGGTTGGCTCGCCTTAGTGGTTTAGGTAGCGGTGCTAGTAGTAAAGAGTTAGCAGATTTTCAAAGAGAATCTGCTAAATTTGCCGATAGTTTAGGAAGATTAGCCGGTGGCCTAAATCAAGGTTATCAAGGCCAGTCAGCCTATAATGATGCTATTCAAGCTGGCGCATCAACTTTTGGATCATTGACAACCCTATTAGGTCCTTTGGGCAAAACATTTGACTATTTGGGAGTTAAAGCAGGTGATTATGCTGTTCTAGTAAACAAACAAACTGATGCACTATACAAAAGTTATCAAGATATCTCCAGTGTAGGTGCAACAGGTAAAGAAGGATTACAGGGTGTGTTTAACACCATGCAGCAGTTTGGTCTTGGCATTGCTCAACTGCCTCAATTCAATGCAATGATCAAAGAAAATGCCGAAAGTTTAGCTGGATTCGGCGGGTCAGTAAAGATAGGTCTACAATCATTTGCTAATTTATCCGAAGGAGTCAAACGCACTGGACTGCAAGCTGAATTAATGAACCTAGGCATGAGTGAAGAAGCCATCTCTAAAGGACTAGGAAACTTTCTTAAAACAACCACACAGCTAGGAAACTCACAAAGATTACTAAGCATGACCACAGCAGAACAAGCTAGAGCGGCTGCTGATTTTATCAAACAACAAGACTTAGTAACCAAACTTACAGGAGCAAATGCTGAACAGCAACAAAAAGCCTTAGAACAAGCAATGTCAAATGATCGATATGCTGCTTATGTATCGATGCAACAAACTGAAATGGAAAGGCTTAGAGGAGAAGGGCAACAAGAAGCAGCAGATAAAATTAAAGAACAACTAGCGACAAACCTTGCTATACTAAATTCAGTTCCAGAGTCAGTGCGTGGTGGTATGCAAGATGTATTAGCTGGAGTTGGTACACTTAGTGAAGATGGAATAAAAATAATAAACACAATTGGAAACGTTGCTACTGAAGGGTTACAAGATCAAAATAAATCTTACGACGAAAAAATGGCGGGAATAAAGGCAGGTGCCGAGGAGACTAGAAAAAACAATGATCGATTCGTCAATACAGTAGGAAAAACAGATTTCTTGGCGCCATTCAATGCTATAATGCAAATGTCTGGTAGAATGCCATCCAAAGGCAAAGAGACCAAAGAAGATCAAGCAGATCAAATCAAAGGTGGAATAGAACAAACATTGGCTAGCTACAATGCCATGGTGCAAGAACAAATAGGTATCACACGTAAATTCCAAGACGTGATACAAATAGGAATGCAACCGCTGTCAACAGCAATGTTATCGGCCACAAAGTTTATTGATAATATGGTTGGAATAATTCCTGGATCATCAGGTATTGCTCGTACTGGAACTCAAACATATATAAATGAAAAAGAAAAGAAAGAACTTGGTGAAACTGGAGTAATAAAAGTTCGTAACGAAAAAGACCCTTGGTTAAATCCTGAATACCTAACAGCAATTAGAAAAGACATCAAAGACGATTGGACCACAGCAACAGGTGAGTTACGTAAATTAGCTAAAACGTT